CGCGTTTAAAGCAGATAAGAGCAGAATCGAGGGAATCAGAAACGACTACATTGAACTTGTCACCAGGATAGATGACGGTTTTTCCTTTACGGATAAGTTCAATGCGGAGGACAGAGGGGGCAGAAGGACCGGAAAGAGACGCTACGTCATAAGCCAAAAGATGGCGATTAAAGACGATAGTTTGACAATCATAAAGCATACAATTTGCACGATATGCTTTTTCCGAACCGTCTGGGTAACTCATAACTATTTGGAAAGGTACACATATATCTTTTACAATACGAAGTGTATCTCTCATAGAACCTTGTTCAGCAACTTGTTTTCCTTGGTTAAGGACTTTAGCACGGAACTTGGTTCTATTTACATAGATAGAGTTATTAGAACGTTTTCCAGTATCAGACTGGGAGAGAACAACAGGTTTTGTTGAAAGTAGGGACGATATAACGGCGGTAATGCCGGCTATCGCAGCTATAACAGCAACACCTGTCAAGATGGGGGGAGCGAGGTGAAACTTCTTGGGAGAAAAATCAAATATTGTACATTCGGGAACGAAGACAACATCAGATATTCTGTGTAGAGGTTCACCTTTGCAGGTTTCGATTTGTTGAAAATCTAAACCTGAACAAGAGTAAAGGAAAGATTTAGCTTTCCAAGTACTCCATGAAGGAGCACCAGCAAAGGCAAGATAAGGTTGATGGGGAAACAACTTATAATACCATGAATGGTATCCTTCTGTGAAACGACTCATCAATCCTTGGTTGGCCACTCTTTTCTTAAGTTTTCGCTCTTTACGAGGAAACTCAAGAGGAGGAGATGGTTGAGGATAATCACCTTCTTGAAGAATAAATTCTTCTTGAGAAGGAGACGATGAAGGATTGATAAGTGGATCATGAGTGGGAGTAGGGATAGTAAATTCCTGCATAAAGATAGTTTTTGACAGGTCTTCAGCGGGAAGGGGACATGCCGGGCTAGAGGAGGTAGGAATTACCTCAACCAGTTCGACATCAGGGACAACAGGAGGGATAACAGGTTCTTCAACCTTATATCCTTCAGGGGCGAAAGTAGCAAAATAATCAGTAAGCTGACTAATCTTATTACAAATTTTGTCAGCAAATGAGACGGGAGAGTCTACTTGCCAAGAATTTGCATATTTCGCTTGGTAGGGGAACTTGTATGGGATAAATTCGAGAGAAGGATCTTCAACTAGACGGGAGTAGTCAAAGTTAGGATCATACTTTCGATCTATATCGGAGAGAGACGAGAAATGATTAGTATAAGGAGTTATATAAAATTTCATATTCTTCCAATACATAACGGAATTTTCAGTAGGAATGACAGCAGGAGGGAAGTCAAACTTATAAGGAATTCCGTAGACGTCATGGGTTGGATCAAACTTACTATAGGGACGATTAACAAAAATATCACCATACACATAAGAACGGAGGAGTCCGACTTGTGAGGCACGGACAGATGGATCTTGGTCAAGAGTGAACTTATGACCTTCCTCCATCCAGTAATAATACATACGATCTTCAAGACCTTGCTCAGCGAGATTTAACATTGGAGCAGGGTTAGC